TCTCTCAAGAAGTCTGTAAGTGGGTCTTCTATTAATCCAATGATTTCATCTATTGTTTCAGTACCGTTGATATCTTCAATATCTTTAGACACTTTATCAGATAAGCTTTTAATCTTTCTAGCGATCTCAAACTTCTTTATCTGAGCGGCGAAACTCGCCACATTCTCTTTGTTTATTGGAAACTGAAACAAAGAATTGATATATTCCAATTCTTGTTTAGTATTAATAACATCAGAGAAATTTAATTGCTTGGCTACTGAAAGTATAGATGGTAAATCTATTTGGTTTTCACTTTGTAGTATTCTCTCTACACACTTATAGATAATTTGATTGTTGTGCTTGGCGAATGTTTCATAGCTAATAAGGTCTGATATCTCAACATAGCTCTCAAGACCATAAGCAAACAAGCCAGCAAGAACCGCCCTCTCTGATCCAATGTCTATTAGTTTTGTCATTATTTAATGTCCTGTGCAACGATTACACCTAGTATTTTCCCCATAAACAAGAGATGGAGATATTGTAAATAGCCTTTTGCATACATGGCACGTTAATTCTACCTTCTTTGGGGGTTTTCTCTCTCTGGATGAAGCCTGATACTCTGGAGTAACAATTTCTCTACTTTCTCCAGTGTCTACCCAACTATTAATTATAGAAACCTCAGCTTTAACTGATGTTTTCACTTTTGGGCCAAAGTTTCTTGATACAGAAAAATCATCATTAACCTTGGTTTTTTTAGGGATAGGTTTTGCTTTTACTTCTTTATTGATCTCTGTCTTAGGTTCAATATTAAGAGTTGTAAGTATTGCAAGTAGTTCTTGTTTTTGTCTTGCTGTTAGAGCATTAATAAAATCAAGTGGATGTGTTGTTTTCTTGCTCATATTCTTTTTCCCTTTTCTAATAGGCAGTCTGCACGTTTTCTAATTAGCTGTTCTTTAGTAATTAATAAAGCTACTCTTGATTCAGCAATATTTTTCCACTCGTTAATTTTGGACCCTACTGAGTTATCTTGAAGAATTTTGGACACCTTGGTTTCGTGCTTAGTAAATTCAGCAAAGCTGTATTCATCCATACTTTTAGAGATAATTTCGCTCAGAGAAACAGAGCACCAATTCAACACTGATAGTTGTCGCCCCTTCTCCATATTTATATAGTCGGCGTATTGGTATAAAACATAAGAGTAGTTGAAGCAATCGTCTCTAGTGAGTCTATTTAAATCTTCAAGCATGAAGTTTTCTGGTATCTTATACTCTTCATTAAATGAGCTAGATAAGCAAATGTTCTTCAAGTTTATGTATTCATCCATTCCGTTAATAAACGTTTGGACTCGCTCAGTTGCGTTCAATTTGTTGTCTCCATTTATCTAGTTCGTCAGAATACTTTAATACAACTAATTCTATCTTATTGAGTTCACACCACTCTTGTTTAACTCTATCTCTAAAGTTGGCTTGTAAGAACCCTAATTTAGATTTGTGAAAATGTGGGCAATACTCGTAGTGCTGTCTACCGTGAACCTCGATACCCAAACTAACATTAGGAACAAAAAAATCAAGGAACAATACCGAATTCTTATTTATGGGCGTCGATCCTGGTAGCTTCATTTCTTCTAGTATCGTCTGACCTGGGAACATTTCTTTAAGGAGTTTTCTAGCTTTTAGATGATACTGAGATTTCTTTATGCTGCTGTTTGCTCTAACTATATACTTTTTAGTATTCAGTGTGTATAGTTTTCCATTTAGCCCAAGAACTTTCAAGATATCTCCTTTGCTATTTCTTTGATTTTATCGTAGACCATAGCTTTGATTTCTGGATTTTCGTTAATAAAATCTGTCACTCTTTGGTTGCCTTGGAACCTAAAGAATTTCTGAACAGCTTCTTCATCGTTTATATCAACTTCGTTCTTAATAAGTACGTCTTTAATCGCTTTAGATTCTTTGTTATCAATAGCTATCGTAAGCTCGTACCAAGCTCCAGCCCGCTTAATCATGCTGAACTGGTTGGCTAATTGAGCAATCTCTTGAGACTCGTCTATTCCAATACCATATCTGATCCAACTTTCCGCTGTGCAGTTTGGTTTTCCTCCAGCAGCAGACGTTTTGATATTCCAGTAAGCAATCTGCCCAATATGTGTTCCCTTGTCTTCGCTGCCTTGTTGCCACTTACCTCTATGTGTTAGAATCATATTTGTACCAGCTTGGTACTGAATCATAGTACCACAATCTGATATCTTTGTTGGTGCGTATCTAGCTCCGCTTGTGTTAGCGATGTTATGAGTAATAAAAATTATGATAGCTTTTGTTCTTGCTACGTCTCCGCTGATTCTCTTAAAGAACATTGATAGAAGTCTTGGTAGGGAATTTCTCACACCAGTTCTAATCTCGCCCTCAATTTCTTCTTGTGGAACCATATTAGAAACGGAGTCTACAATACCAACAAAGTCTGGAGTTCCCTTAATGTGTGACTCTAAAGCGTTTAAGTAAGTCTCAGCAGAAACAGAGGGGGTTTCGTCTGATGGTTGGATGATAGTTATTTTTGCTGGGTCTAGACCATCAATTCCAATAAAGTTTTCTTTTGTTAGTCTGCCCTCAGTGTTAATATAGTATGTTCGTTTACCTAATGCTTGACATTTAGCCAAGAAGTGTAACGCTGTAGTAGTTTTTCCTGTTTTTGGATCGCCAGTCATAACCGCACAGCTTCCTTCGCGGATACCTCCACCTAAAGCAATATCAAGTGCTGGAGAAACGCTAATAACCTTTAATTCTCCCAAGTCTCTTAGTACGTCTTCTCCAGACTTTACTATATTACCATACTTAGCCATAATCTGATTACTGATGATATCATCATCAAAAGACTTTGTTCTACTCGATTTTTTCGCCATTAGATTCTATGCTCCTTAATTTGCTCAGTAGGGATTTTTTCCCGTATGTTGTTTTTCTTTCGATTATATCTTCTTGCGGTTTTATCGTAATTGGTTCTACTTTTTCCAAATTAGCGTTTTGAGTATCAACAATAGCTTGATACTTCTTAATTATGTTTTCCGCCCTCGCATTACTCAAAGAAAATATTCTTTTAAACTCGTCTGAATTAATAGCTTTAACAACGGCTGTTTCGTCGTATATTTTTAGGAGCTTATTAGCCAACAATAACTGGCGTTTAAAAGTCCAGCCCCAAGGTTTAACGTTCCAAAACTTATAAGGTAAAGACCCCTTATTTTGGTATTCAGCGTTTTTCATACACATTATTTCGGCAACGTAAGCAGCGCAAGTACAATAGTCGCCTGTTGATTGGTGTTTATACTTACTTTTGTCGGTTCTTTTGCGTTTTATCATAAATTATCGCTTCTTCAAAACAATTTTCAAGTGTGTCTTCGTATTCTTTATCCATTACAAGTTCTGGCAATACCCACATTTGTTTATAGACTTTATCTCCAACAATCTTACCAACAGTATAAAACTGGCTTGTGTCTCCACCTATTTGTCCCATTACTGACCTAATGAGATATATACCATCACAACCATCTATATCTATGTCTACCTTGTGTGATCTATACTGCAAAGATAGCTTTTTAAGGAAAAGGTTGGAGTCTTCACATTTTTTCTTTATATTCATCCAGTCGAGAAAGCTATCAGAATACGCCTCTTCGTCGTTGGTGAGTATAGCTTTTATCCAAGAAGCACTTTTGTTAGACCTATATGCTTCTAGCCAGCCCTTTTCGTCAACAATCATTATTATTCCTTCTTAGTAGGCACTATATAATTTTGGTTGTTATGATTTACTCTTTTTCTCTTTATTTCATCAGACATTGTTGAAGCCGTTTCTGTCATCATCGCTATCCCTTTTCTTGACGCAAACTGAGAACCGGCACTTGGTATAGGAGAAGTTATACTAGAACTCTTGCACTTGTTTATGTGGGCCTGTACCGAAGATTGTGGTCTATCAAGAATGGTTGATAGTTCTTCCGTGCTATCGTAGTCTTTGTATTTGTGCTCAATGAAGAATTTTTCCGCTTTGCTGAGTGGGCCTTTTTTAGTCATTTAGAAATTTCCTTTGTGCTCGCGTAAAGTAAATGGAATTGTTTGTCATAAGATATAAGTAATAGAAGTCAAAAGTTTCCTTTGACACCTTCTTTAGTTTGGTTTGCAAGTATTGTTCTCTGTTACTGTAGCATCCTGTTGGGTCATACAGAACGTTAAGATAAACAGAAACGTAGTGCGTGATTTTACTAATAGCTTCGGTGCTGTCTACAGAAATCTTAGCAAAAGCTTTGTTTTTCTTAATGTTCTGTATTTCTTCACCCTTCTTGTTAAATAGCGTTTCTTTAATTAGGGTTTTTTGTAAAAATTTTTCTTCATCAACGTAATTCATTATTTCCCCTCCATTATATACTTCTCTTTTTGATTAGGAGTCATTTTAGCAATTTCTTTACTTGTCTTGCCTCCACTCTTGCTTGTGTCATACCAAGAGGTTTCTGTATGTTTGTCTTTATGTTCTTTCTTCGCTTGTTCAGCTTCGTTTATTTTTGATTTGTTTCGTTTAGAGTTTTTGTCTGCTACGCTTCCTACGGTGGAGTCTCTACGCATAAACGAAGCCATACCACCATATATTAGCCGCTCAAGGGTGTTCTTACCACAAGAAGGGCAGATTTTTTTCGGTTTGTCGGAAATTCTCTGTTCAACGTCTCTCAAGGTTTCGTGACAGTCCGTACATTCGTAATCATATCTTATCATTTTAATCTCCAAGTGCCCTTAATACTTTTTCTAGTATGCCGTTTCTTTGAATATCACAATAGTCAAGCCTATTTATTCCTATTTGCTCTATATCTATTAACATTGTCATACATTGATCTAATCCAGATTTTCCCTTTAGGTCGTTCTGTTTAGTGTCTCCATTTATCATCACTTTAGAACCTTCACCCATTCTGGTTATAAACATTTTTAATTGTTCAAACGTGCAGTTTTGGGCTTCGTCTAAGATCATATAAGCGTGGTTAAAGGTTGCTCCTCTCATAAGTTCAATAGGCTCAAACCTAATCTTGTTTTCCGATAAATATAACCCATAATAAGGGCCAAGGAATCTCTTTAGATTGTCCTGCATCGGTCCCAAGTATGGTTCTATCTTTTGTTTGACTTCACCCGGAAGTGCTCCGATGTCTTTACCTTCGCACACT